CATAGCAGCAGTGTCAACAGGGGTATTATCCTTAGCTGCTTGGTTACCACCAATGGCTTCATTGTTTACAATCGTGTGGATGGGACTTCGTATTTGGGAGTCCGACACAGTTATGGAACTTAGAGGAAAGAAGTAATGTCAATCATCAGTGCGCTTATACAGCCAGTAACAAAGATACTAGATAAGGTAATACCGGATGCTGACACTAAGCAACGTATAGCGCACGAGATTGCCACACAAGCACATACAATAGCACAAGCACAGATAGAGGTGAACAAAACTGAAGCAAAGAGTAAAGACTTATTTGTCGCAGGTTGGCGGCCTGCTGTGGGTTGGACTTGTTGCCTTGGAATGGCAGGTAACTTCCTTGTTATTCCGATGGCAAACTTTGCGCTTGCTTTATCCGGTTCTCCAATCGTTATTCCCCTTATAGATTTGTCAACTATGTTGCCTGTCCTTATGGGGATGCTTGGGTTAGGTACGTTACGTACATACGAGAAAACTAAGGGGGTTAAGTAATGGCTACAGGTTTAGAAAGTGCCTTTGACCAAGAAGAACAGGATGTCTTTGCTATAGACTCTTCTGCTCCTACTACTACTACTACTAACTATGGCGCAGGCTCAGGATACCGAGGAGAACCCACCACTGCTCCCGTTGCTCCTGTTGTGTCCTCTGACCCTTTTGCAGACTTCGGTAGAATATCAGCAGGCGGTAAGGACATTACAGCTAAGTATAGTGATGACCCTTCGACCTATGCAGATACGTTGGCTTCAGAAGATATTCCGTATATGCAGTATAGTGATGAAGCATTATCTAACGTTACTTTTGATACTGTAGATGCAAGGGGTGGTGACTACTCTAACTTTGGTGGTCGTTTAATTAGCGGAGATACAGAAGAATACGACAACACCTACTCCTATAACAATATGCTCAGTAGAGGTATTGACGAGCAGACAGCGCAGGAGTGGTTAAACAAAGGCGGAACAGCTCAAGAAGCTAACGACATTATTGCTGATAAGTTTGTAAATCAGAAAGATAACCTTACCTCGGCTTTTGATACGCTTAGAGAAGAAGGGAATACAACAGCTTTTCAAGAACAGTGGGGACAAACAGGCTTTGACGGGAAGGTAGCTTACCTAAATAACTTACAGGAAAGTGGTGAGCTTGATAAAGAATCCTATGAAAAGGCTTGGAGAGATGAATGGAACCTGAGTCAAAGAGATAGTCCAAACCCAACTTGGATTGTTGAAATGCAAGCACCTAGAGGTACTACCTCTGACGATACAATATACAGGCCAGAGGGAGCTACAGAGTACGAGGCAGGAGATACGATATATGTAACGTATCAACCTAACGGAATTGCCCCTGAAAACAACTTAGGTGTGCTACAGGATTCGTCTTACTATCCAAATACAAATTCAAAAGGATTAGAGCTACAGTATTATGATAATGTTGGGCCTAAAACAGAGAACTTAGCGGCTCCTTCCGAGTGGTTACAGTTTAGAGAGGAGTTTATAAAGCCGGGTTTACGTACAATAGCGGCAGCAGCGTCAGGCGGCATGAGCGAGGCAGCTTATACAGCAGCCAGAGGGTTAGCAGGTGAGACACTACATGGAGGAGATTGGGCAACTCTAGGATTAGCAGGTTTGAACATGGCGGGAGTAACCGCTCCTCCAACGGAAGCTAATCCGGCAGGTTTAGGTATTGGGGGACTTTCCTACGGACAGACTCAAGGTTTAGTAAATGCTGCTGCAACAGGCAACCCTACCGCTTTCCTTGTAAACGAGTTTGGTGGGGACATAATAAGTTCGACACTAGATAAGATAGGGATTAACGCTGACAACCTTTCACCTGAAGTTTTAGCAGGTATAGGAAGAACAGTAGATAAGCTACTCGTTGGTGAAGACTTTGATTCTGCTTTGGAATCAGGTGTTGGAGAATGGGCAAGAGAGTCTAACATAGGTGGAGAATTAGAAGATACTCTACGAACAGTAGGTAGAGATTTTGATGATAAGTACTTACAACCTATTAAAGACTCACTGCCTGAAGGTATGGACTTCCCTGACACCCCTGAAGGTATCAAAGCTATTGAGGACGTAGCCAGAGATATAGGCTCAGGTATAGCAGACGCAGCAGAGCCGTTTAAAGAGCCTTTACAGGAGACTGGGAGGTTTATTGATGATAACCTACTACAGCCTGCTAAAGACGCTCTATTGGCCGGAGGAGGCGCTATGCTGACAGGTGCTACGGCAGGAGGAGGCGGCGGAGGACAGCTTTCAGGTACACGTACAACGGACAGTTTGTTTAGAGATGAGTTGTTTAAGTTCTCTCCCGTTGAGTTTACTAACGTAGAACGTGTAGTACAGCCAGAGCAACAACAGATAGAAGAAGAAGAAGAAGAAATGCAGGATTTGTTTGCAAGTCCTTTCACTAGCTCACTAGACAGGTATACAGTTTAATGACATATTTACAAGTAGTAAACAAAGTGCTACGGAGACTCAGAGAGAACACAGTCAGTTCCGTAGATGAAACTTTATACTCACGGTTGGTCGGTGAGTTTGTTAATGACGCTAACCGCATGGTGGAGGACGCTTGGGATTGGTCAAGCTTACGTGAAACTAAGGTAGTAACTACAGTTGTTGGTCAGCCTAACTACAGTATCCCTAACGTCAGCACAGCGTTTAAAACACTAAACGTAACTAACTCAACTGAGAAGTGTTATGTCAACTTAGGGACTCAGTTAGCATTGCAGAGTAATCAATACATTAACCCCGCTGTTAATACTGTTCCTTCACATTACGTTTACACAGGGTTTAACACGGTAAACAACGGTGTGGACTTTAGCTTATACCCTACTCCTGACAAAGCGTACAGCCTACAGTTTACCATTGTTGACAGGACTGAAGAGCTTACTAACGATACTCAGGCACTAAAGGCACCTAGCTTACCTGTCGTACAGTTTGCACACGCTATGGCTGTAGAGGAGCGTGGTGAGACAGGTGGAACTACTGCTGCAATGCTTATGGGTGTTGCTAAGTCTTCCTTGTCTGACGCTATCTCCTTTGATGCCGCGAGGTTCCCAACTGAGACTATATGGGTGGACGTATGAGTGGACAAAGATTACAGAACTTAGCTGTATCTGCTCCTGCTTTCTTTGGCATTAACACCGAGGAGTCTCCCGTTGGGATGAACCCTAACTTTGCTGACATTGCTGATAACTGTGTTATTGACAAGCAGGGACGTATTGGTGCTAGAGAAGGATACACTCAGGTATCTACTAATGACGTATTAGGAACCAGTCGTGGACTAGAGGCTGTATTTGAGTTTACTAATTTTGATGGTACAGTAGTAGTATTCTCTGCGGGTAACAATAAGATATTCACAGGTACTACTACTTTAACTGAAGTAACACTGCCTGCGGGTTACAGCATAAGCGCAAACAACTGGAAGATAGTGTCTTTCAACAATAACGTGTACTTCTTTCAAAGTGGACAAGAGCCTCTTGTTAGTGTTGCAGGTAGTACTACACTGGAAGTTGTAGCGTCAGGCGGGACTACAGCACCTTCGGGTAACGAAGTCCTAGCAGCCTTTGGTCGCCTATGGGTGGCTGATATTGTAGGTAATAACTATACTGTTTATTGGAGTGACTTACTTGACGGCACGGACTTTCAAGGCGGTAGTTCAGGCAGCTTAGACTTAACATCTGTATGGACTAACGGTTACGACGAGATTGTAGCCTTGACTGAACATAACGGCTTCCTACTTATCTTTGGTAAGCACAGCATTGTTGTCTACGCAGGCGGTGATTCCGTAACTACTGTTGACTTTAGACTGTCGGACACTATTGAAGGTGTAGGCTGTATTGCTAGAGATTCTGTAGTAGCTACAGGTAATGACATTATATTTTTAGCGGACAGAGGCTTAATGAGTCTTGGTAGGATTATTCAGGAGAAGTCCTTACCAATGCGGGACGTCAGTGCAAACGTACGTACTGATTTACTTAAATTAGTGAAGGAAGAGACATTACCGATACACTCTTTCTACAGTGCTTTTGATGCGTTCTATTTAATTACTTTTCCTACAACAGGAACTACTTACTGCTTTGACGTTAGAACGCCTCTTGAGAACGGTTCCTTTAGAGCTACTACTTGGTCAGGTATGAATCCTATCAGCTTTACTAACATAGCTGCTGATGGTTTCTACATTGGTTTAGAAGGTGGACTTACTAAGTACGGTGGTTATTTGGATGGTGCTGCTACTTACAAGATGTCTTACTTTAGCAATCCTATTGACTGGGGTAACACTTCAAACTTGAAATTCCTAAAGAAGTTTAACATTACAGTTATTGGCGGTAACGACACAAACTATACACTGAGTTGGAGTTACGACTACAGCGAAAGCTACCAGGAACAGTTGTTTAGTTTTGCAACAGGCTTTACAGCAGAATACGGGGAGAGTGAGTACAACACCTCAGCGGAATACTCAGGGGGTGTCTTTGTAAACAAAGGTTCAGTACATACCAACGGCTCAGGAGTATCAGCCAGTATTGGTGTTGAGAGTACAATTAACGGTAGTCCGTTTTCCATACAAACAATTGATATACACGCTCTATTAGGGAGAATGATTTAAATGGCCAACTATACACAAGATACAAACTTCGCAGCTAAGGATTCCCTTCCTTCAGGCGCTGAAGCTAAAAAAGTAAAAGGCACTGAGATTTACAACGAGTTCGGCCGTGTTGCTACTGCCAGTGCGACTAAGGTTGACAAGACTGGCGCAACAATGACTGGTAATCTCGACTTCGGCGACAACCACCGACTACGTTTAGGTGCGGGTAATGATTTACAGATTTGGCATGACGCAAGTCACTCGTACATCTCTGATATAGGCACAGGCGAGTTACGCATAGGCGCTGCTGATAGTATTCGCCTGATGAATGCAGACTTTACTAAGACGGCTCTGTTACTTTCAACATTAGGCACTGGCGCAGGTACAGCCTACCTTATGTATGACAATAACTCTAAACTAGCAACAACCAACACAGGCATAGACGTTACCGGAACAGTAGTGTCGGACGGACTTACTGTTGATGGCGCTAGTACCACAAAAACTTTAGTGGTAGACAACAGTGCTAACGGTGTCGTGCAAGAGTTTAAACTAGGAGGTACTGTTTGTGGTGGAGTACGTACAACAATTTCAGGAGGCATCCCTGACATTACTTTAGGTAATAATGTTGTAGGTTTACGTTTTGTACGAGCAAGCGGTGGAGCCAGTGCTAACATCTCCCCC